GTGCTCATCAAATGCTGCGGTCATAACCGTTGCTAAACAAGGCACAGTAAATCAAAACGACGTCGTTTTCCGGATTTACCAGCCAACCAACGCACCACTGAGCATTACTTTAACAGTAGCACCGTTCTTAAATCCGGCCGGAGGAAATATCCCGGCAACCGGACAGACGGCGCTGGAGCAAAATCTTAGCGCCGATAAGGAAGCGGCCCTCAATTTGCAAATCAATGGTAATACGATTACTTTCCAGGCAAATAATGCAATTACTACGCTGGCGGTATCTGATTCAATGACTGTATAACAGTGACATTCAGTTCAATCAGGACACTTTCAATAAACCCTGGCCGTTAAATATTTTGCTTTCCAGGTCCTTCATATTATTGCTTACTTTCTTTTGCGTGATCTTTGCATAGATCTGCGTGGTCCGGATAGAACGATGTCCAAGCATTTTGCTTACAGTTTCGATAGGCACGTCATTTTCTAAAGTTACGGTGGTCGCAAAAGTGTGGCGCGCTGTATGCGTGGTCAAATGTTTATTAATTCCACAGACTACGGCAACCTCTTTTAAAAAAGCATTATAACATTGGTTCGTATTTACCGGTAAAAGACAATGCTGCCGTAAACAATACCGGTTTTCCTTGTACCTGTCAACGATTTCCTGGGCAATAGGCAACAACGGCAGCGTTTCGGGATTATCCGTCTTCAACCGGTTTTTAGAAATCCAATTTTTGCCGTCAATACCGCGGATGATATCCTCGGGTGCCAAATGATAAACATCGCTGTACGCGAAGCCGGTAAAACAGCAGAAAATATAGATATCGCGCACTTCCCGGAGCCTGTCGATCATCGGTTTGTTGTACATTTCCAAAATCTCGTGCATAGTTAACCGTTCCCGTTCAGGCTGGTCATAGACACAGCTGAAGTCCTGTATCGGGTTGATGATAAGCCAGCCGCGTTCCACGCATTTCTTTAATACCTGTTTGGTATTCTTGACATACTTCATTGCTGCATTGGAGCCAATTTCATTGGCATCCCTCAGCATCAGGTAATCCAGGAAATCTTCCGCGAAGGCAAACCTGATCTCGCTGAGGTCGAGGTCTGGTTTGTGATATTCATCCTGGATAAATGCCTTTAGTTTTTTCCGCAGCGAATACCATCTTTTTAGCGTTCCGGCTGACCGCTTTTTTTTATTGACCTTTTCCTCGAACTTAGTGATCCAATAATCCAAAGCGAATAACAAGGTTTTTTCTTTCGGCTTTTCGTCTTTGAGTTTACCCAAATAGGCCAGCTTAACCATCATCGCGGTAACGATCTCATGCTGGTTTTCCAGCCGGTCAAAGTGTTGCTGAATACTGACTTTCGCCCTATCGATGGCATTGCTTATAGCCTGTATATCCGCGGTTTTGCCAATGGCCCGGTTCGTTTCCTGGCTCCATTGTTCAGGACGGAGCCTCCTGCAAAATGAAAATTCCGCGCGTTTGCAATTGACCGTCAAACGTACATAAAGAGGATACATCCCGTCAACCGGGGGCTTAGATTTTTCCAGGAGGAATAAAATCGACATTTTTTCATTGACTTTCATAACGAATAATTTGAGTTAAACGAATTAGTTCGTTCATTCCAAATACTTGAAAATCAATATCTAAGACTGCTCCGAGGGTACCAAGTTACGAGTTAGATTTGGTACCCTCGCAGGTACCCTCGAACCTTGGTAAAACTTGATTAAATCTGATAAGCTTTTTCGCGAAGAGGGCCGTTTTTATAGGTAAAAACGCAAAAAGGCCCCACATTGTGAGGCCTTTTGTGATCCCGCTGGGACAATAACCTATCAATTTTCAAAATTTTACAACTCGTAAAAAACCCCTCTATTATTCAATTTTGACCACTTTACACGTTTTGGCATGTATTAAAAAGTAATAACTATTTTGAATTCCGTTCATAAATAGTTCACATTTTGATATATTTACGGTTACTAATTGTAGAATCCATGGCCGGCTTCAGGTATTCCGTTAAATTCTTTTTACAAAAATCAGAACCCAAAAACGAACCGACTCAACTACGTTGTTACATTCGATATAATAGCCGCCTGGTAATTGTTGGTACCGGATTGAGCATTAAACCGGTTGATTGGAATGCGGAAAAAAACGAACCGCGGCAAAAAGCCACCCTTTTGAATGCAGATAAACTCAAACATGACCTGGAAAATATACGCAAATGGGTAAGTGCTGCATTTGATTATTTAACCAAAAGAAGCCGTGCCTACCCGGACGAGGCCGAATTAAAAGAGCTCTGCAAATTTGTAATTAAGAATGACGGACAGTTACCGGGCCAATCAAGTAATACACTGGCGACAAACTTAACCTCGTATATGGAAAAGCTCATCCGAGATACTAAAAGCGGCAAACGCACCAAGTCAAACGGAGCACCCTTTAGTCCAGATACCGTTAAACATTACAATAGTGCTTTTGGTATAATTAAAAAGTACACAGCGCATGCGGGCAAATCTGAGCTCCGATTTTCAGATATTGACATTGATTTTTATAACGAATTTAAAAACTTCGCTTACAATCTCGATCCGCCATTATCTGATAATTATTTTGGCGCCGTCATAAAGTTTTTGAAAACCTGCATGAATGAAGCTGCAGAAGATCTATTACATACTAATAATGCTCACAAGGGAAAGCGATTTATAAAAGTCCAAACCGAGGTTGATAATATTTACCTGAATACCGAACAACTGCAAAAGATTATGAACGCCGATTTAAAAGACAGTGATAAATTGGCCCGCGTTCGGGACCTGTTTTTGATCGGATGCTGGACCGGATTGCGTTTCTCTGATTTCACCAATATAAAGCCGGAAAACATTGACGGTAATTTTATTCAGATAAAAACTCAAAAGACTGGCGAAGTAATTGCAATTCCGATACATGAGACTGTTAAAAATATAATGGCCAGGTATGCCGGCAAAACTTTTAATAGCTTACCACCCGGAATAAGCAACCAGAAAATGAATACCTATTTGAAGGATTTATTGAAAGCTGCTGAACTGAATGAAATTAAAACGCTCGAGAAGTCGCAGGGTGGAAAACTGGTAAAAATACAAAAGCCACTTTATGAGCTGGTTTCTACTCACACAGCCCGACGCTCATTTGCATCAAACATGTTTCGCATAGGTGTACCGGCAATGATCATAATGGGTGTTACCGGGCATAAGACAGAATCATCTTTTATGAAATACATTAAGGTGTCGCCGCGGGAAAAGGCTCAAATAATGCAAGATTACTGGACCAGGCAGACTATGAAGGCTGTTTAATTATTCCGCCAAATCCTGCACCTCTCCCACCTGCAGCTTGTCATCTAGAAAAAACTTCTGATTAAAAAGGACCAGCGCGCCGAAACCGTTCTTGGCCCGGTACGAATGCTGGATAGTAAAACCTTCTCCCTTGTAATTATATCCGCCTATTACCACGTCTTTTTGAGCTTTAAAATTGGCAAACCTTATGGGTTGATATGAACCCGGATCATTTAGATTTTTAGTGAGATATGACTGAACGCTATCCATGGCGCGATCACGTAACATCGTCGCTGGTTTTATCTGCCTGGTACACCCGGCTGAAATTGATATTAAAAAAAATGCTGCTATAAAGGATATTCTCATGGCCGAAAGTTTTTATAAATATAATACTTGCATTTAAAAAAACATTCGTACTTTAGTAGTGCAAAGAGTCAATTAACAGAATATTCAACTTAGCCAAAAATCAATTATTAATAACTAATCATTAAAATATTACCCGGGGAAGGTTTTGGAAACCTATTTCCTAATTGGCATGAATATGTTAATTTGGCTCTTTGCAGCCCCGGGTATACGTAAAAAATAAAAAATGCAAAAGAGCCAAAAAAAATCAAGCACTGGCGCCGGGCGCGCTAGTGATCTGACCACTAATCCGGGAAACGGATATCCGACACAACCATTACGGATTGATGTAGTTGAAATGCATGCCTGGCCTGCTGATTTTGATAATCGAACTCCTATAATGGAAAATCCCATTACAGCATCTTACTTGGTTTATTCTGATAACATGGTGGTTACAAGTAGCAAAGCTATACTTCCAAATGATAACCTTAAAGCTGAAACTATCTCTTTGGAAAAAATTATCCCTGGAAGAGAATACATTGTAAATGATAATGCTGGTAATACTTACTTGTGTGCGATCGAAGAAATCAACCCCGGCCAACCATTGAGATTGCATAGTTTCAATCCCGCCTTTAATGATGTGTTTATAAAGCGCGACGATATTAACAGTATCGCAATTGTCTACCGGCTAGATCGTCCTACAATTTCCATGGAAACACTGGCGGAACTTTTCGACGAAGAACCGGCGCCCCTGATTAATGATCATGATTTTAAAATTATCGATACATTCCTTGATCGACTTACAGTAACACAATCTGAAACTGGTGTACCCGTGTTTAAGTCAACACAATTGAATCCAAGGCAAATGGCGGCTGAAGCGAAAGGTTCAGAAACTTCCATAGAAAAAAAATTGCAGATTTTAGAGGCGTTTAAAAAGGGATACAGTGTAATGAAAAGATTTAATTGCCCAGCTGACAGAATACTATTTGTTGATACTGGAAAGAATATTGATGTTTTCTTAGATTAATTTTTATGGAACTAGTACATGTAAATGGAAAGCCAGAAATGCAGGGTCCTTATCCATCGGCTAAAAAATTACCAATGGATAAAGACCCCGTATTTCTGGCAATGCTTAGAAAAGAGATAATCGATGATCACAACAGGAAGATAAGAGCAAAAAACCAACGCTAATTAAAAAGCCGGTGGCTGCGTAACCCCGGCTTTTTTTATAAAGAACTAAAAACGGGTTTAACGACTCCGTTGATACATAAAAATAAGCATTTGCCCGCGTATTTGCGCCGCTATTTAATCAAAAAGTTTCGAACACTCTCGCAAATAAATATCCACTTATTCACTAAATAGACCTGACCATCGAATACGCACCCGGTCGCGCGTTTCCTTTTGCGTCACCGATTTTGAGCCGTCGGCGTGATACTTTGTATCGGGGTTACATAATAGCGTCTTAAATCGCGCCAAAATCGTTTTATATACCACTGTTAATTTTTTCTCAGGTTTTGGGTTGTTTAAATTAGGGTACCGGTTAAAAAAGTATTTGGCCAGCGTTAAAACGTCAGAGGCGATCATATTTCCAGCAAACCGATCCCGGCCAGTATCAGACCAGGGTTTACCAGTAACTTCGCAATGCAAAAAAGCTTCAACGACGGCCGCGCACGCCGTTAACGATGGCTGGAATTTACCCCAATTGTTGTCGCCATAAATGTCGAAATGAGCACGGAGCTCATCCGAGATAATCTTATTAGCTTCATAATATGCGCCGGCGGGCGTAATAACTATGTGCTTTTTGATTTTTATTTTTTTGCGCTTTCCGTTGTACTTGAAAACAAGTTTCCGTGGCATTTTATCGTGTTCGTCAATAGCGGCGCTGTATTTAAACAGGTCCAGGTATATCCTAGCCATGTCTGTTACATCTTGATACGATTTTGCGTTATATAGAACATCGACGGGTACCCCGCTAAAAATGCTCAGGGCCTCAAAATTGGTGATTTCAGCATTTTGCAATTTTACCAGCTGATCAAATGTAATTTCGGTAAGGTTTGCCGGTATATTTAATACCAGTGCACCTTCGTCGAGGTTGTCCTCTCCAATGGTTTTAATAGTAAGTACATTCATGTTATTTAAAGTTTAAGAAAATCAGTAATTAATAAATTGGCTAAGTTTTCAGCAACTTCATTTGCGCGCTTATCTATGTTGTCGTCGCTTAGCGGATTCGATAGAACGCCTGGCGTTCCTTTATAACCCTGTTTATGAATTTTTTGAGTTATGGCATAGGCAGCTGAGGCCGGTATCGTCCCCTTAAATGCTATCCATTCCTGAATTCTTTGAAAAACGGTTGGATCACCTTTTGGAGCATCCGGACTGGTCGGTGGCCGGCCGGTTTCTAAGAATATGGTCCAGGGCGCCGCTTCTAATTGAACCTTTGATTCATTTACATTAACCACCTGCAGCTCCTCAATCGTGTGCCCGGATGCGAAGCGACCTTTTTCCTGCAATGAATTAGCGACATCAGCGCGTATAGATGTCACCAGTTCAGTTAAAATATCGTTCTCTTTTGACATAATGCTACAGTTTTACTAAATCTACTTTTACAGGATATCCTTTTACCCATGAATCGATTTTACTCACGTAATAGTAACATCCGTCTTGTCTCAAATAAACCGGGATTGTGAAATCAAAATCCAAAATATCAGCCGGCGTGAGATAGAAATACCTTGTCACTTTTTTGGTTTGCTTAAGAATGTTTTGCAATTCTGGATAAAATGTTGACTTCAAACCTGGCAAACCATTCTGATCCTTATAACTTAAGTGATTCGGAGCCCCCCCGCCGAGATCAGGTGCATCCGGTTTATAAAAATATGGAACGCTGATTATATCGTTTACGATTGCTTGTTCAGACGGTTCAAATGGTGAATCCGTATCTTGAAATATTATGTTCAATGGGTTTCCGTTAGCTCCCATAGTGGATATGTTGAGTTTCTGGTCAATCAAAAGTCTAGGCTCGCTTCCAACGGAAAATGTTTCGGTAGAAGTAGGGTCGCTTATTTGCGCCGTTGTTCCACCCAAATACGGGCAATTGAGTGATGGAGCGAATATACTTGTGAACAGATCTTGCACCGGTTGCGTCGGGTTCAGCGTCTTGTCAGAAATACTGATACTGTCGTCAGCAAAGTATTTTGGCATATAGTTTAAAGGGACCGCGGAATCTTGTTGATAACGAAGCCAGTTCACCTGGCAGTATTTACCCAGCTGAAACGAAACCTGTCGTCCCATGTCTTTGCATTTATCCGACCAATCCCGGGCCTGTTGAATATTTCCAACTATGGTTTTAAAACTCGTGAATATGATCGTGTTGGTATTTGGGTCAGCTATTAAAATCAAGCCGAACTTTTGCAGCATATCTTTTAACAAGTCCAATTGAGAGACGTCAGGCAAAATCCGCTCACATTGAATCGTTTGCCCCCATAAGAGAAATTTTTCATTGGTGTTTATACTAAACGTGGCTTGTTTTTTGAAAATTACATAAGTATCCTCCGGGCCCGTGCCGGGGTTGTTTATATGGTATCTTACATACACCTTATCACCTTCAACCAGGCTAAAATCCTGTGAGATTTTATTTTTTAAAAATGTTTCGTCGCCAATGACATTAGCGCCGTCACCCCTTAATCTTCGATAGTTTTGATCTAAAACAAATGATTGCGACGCGAAATCGGTTATTACGCCGTTGCGATCTACCAACGTAAATTTAATGATCACTATAGATACATGCCCTGTCATCCGTCCCCGCATATACAAGTCAAATTGCAGCGTTGCAGTTAAATTAACGGATGTTGTTGCGGCATAGTGATCAGACGGCCCGAAATTAATTACACCAGAAAACGGATAATCGGCATTGTAAATATTAGACGAATGCACATCCGGGATACGAGGATTACTGATAACCTGATCTAGTCCATTTGTATATTTTGCCCCCAAATTGTCAGGTGTGTTCTGGAAGTCGGTACCATGCTCAAAATCGCTATTGGAGAACTGTATGATAAGCTTTTTATAAAGGTTAGCAAACACCGGATCATTGTAGATGCAGCTCCTTTGCTTATCGATACTGTATCCGGTAGTCTTCACAAGAAGCTCTATGGCAGTATGCAAGAAAAAGCCTGGTCTAAGGTTCCTCACGTTAACAACTCCAGTAAACGGGGGAATTGTATCTAAATCGCCGTAATTTACTATTGGCCATATCCATCCATCGGTTTTTTTCTGTGAGCCAGCTGCGCTCGCAACGCTCCAAGGATGGTCATATGGTTTCCAGACTAAATTAGCTCCAAACCTACTCCACACCGAGGTACTGTCACCCATGTCGTAAACCTGGCCCCCGAGCTGATCTAAAAAGTCGATATTACCAAAAAGTAACATCACGTCAACGTAATCATCCTGGACACCCTGAATCTCTAGAAGACCATTGGCAACAAGTTCAATTCCATCACATAAATACTTTGCTGGTAGTTGCATGTAGGGGGTATTTGTCGTGAATGGAACATCGTCTGGGTACCCGAGTATAGTCCGGTTTTTTTGCGTGAGCGGCAATTTGAACATTTTACTAACACTTCCTTGAAGACTCTGTAGGTCCCCCAAATCATTGATTTGTAGTATTAAAGGGATAGGTTCGTCGTCGCTGAAAAAATCGACGGATACTCCATTTACAAAAAGCTCTCTTGTTTCCATTAATAAGTTGCTCTATCGTACACGTTTGAATTCCTAGCCTGCTGATAATTTATATCCTTTACATCGGTTATTGGAGCCGGCATATTGTTTATAGCGGTGGCAAAACCATTGATGATCATATTTACATCATCCGGATGCAGGCGCGCATTACCCAATCCAGGTAATTGCGGGCGTAAACCGGAATCACTAACAGGCGCGTAGTTTTTAAACACCCCACCAGAGGCAAATCCGGGCGTGAACCATGAATTAACCCTCACCGCGCCGTCAAACGGGCGGCCGCCGTGCATCTGGTTTATGTCACTAACGATTTTACGCGCCCAGGGAACCTGCATGGCTTCAGATACAACGATACCTTCACCCGATCGCAGGAAAGCGTTTGTATTATCCGTTTTACTGTACCCTGGTAACACGCCGCCGCGTCCATCAGATGTATAATGCAGACCACCCTTGGCGTACGCCGGTGCTTTTTGTGAAGCGATAACAGCTACTTCGGCCGCGGTGGTTGCAATATCAAAAGGTATTTTCCATGGATCACCGAGATCTTCAACAACAGCTTTTGCGCCGGCCATTAAAGCTTTGGCAATATTTAATTCTTTCTCTTGGTTAAACTCTTTGACCTTTTCTTGTCCCTCAAGCACCCGGTACTTTTCGTTAATCTGGTACTTTTGAGTTTCGGTTAACGACTGATTTTGCAATTCATGGTTCTTTTGGCGCTCCATGTTTACCTCATTGGCCTGGTTAGATCGTTGTAGTGATTGCTGTAGAATATTGAACGCGTCGTCAGCCATTTGGGCGGCGAAATTGATTTCAAAGCTTCTTTTATTCTTTGCATATTGATCATCCAGCTGCTTTTTCTTGTTCAGATATTCCTGATATATCAATAAACTTTGAGCTTCGGTAAGGCCCTGTTGTGAGATTTCGGCCGCTGCTTCATCCGCTAATAATTGCTTTTCTGCTTCGAGCTTTTTCTCATCAAAAGGGTTGTTCGAACCGGTTTTTGTAACTTGAAGCAACTTTATTTTGTCTTGGACTATCTCATTATCCCGGGCCGCTTTTTCTTGCACTTTCTTTATATCGTCGGACGCTTTTTGTGCTTCCTGTACCATTATAGCATTAGCATTTTTTTGAATTTGCAATAATTCATTTGCGCGTTGTAATAGTGAGTTTTTCTCGTCGGCGCTGGCAGTTGCTGCCTGGTTTTTTAGTTCCTGTATTTCCCTTTCCCTGTCAGATTTTTCTTGCTTAAAAGCTTCGATGCGTATTTGCTCCTGTAGCTGGATAGTTGCTATCTGCTTTTGTTCAGCATCTTTAATATTTTCAATTGTTGCTTGTTGCAGCTCATCAGCGGACCTTAAAAACATCTCGTGCACTTTTTCAGTATTATCAGCAATAACCTTTTGTAAATTGGTCTCCCATTCACTTTCAATCTGATTAATCGCCTTTAATCCTTTATCTCGGGCCTGCAAAAACTTTGCTTTAGCATCTGGACTTTTAGCCAATTTTGCCAATGACTGCTGCTTTGCGACGAATTGAAGTTGACGATATATAAGGTCCTTATAGTGAGCGTCAGTTGCTGCCAGCTCTTTTCCATAGGTAGACATGGTGAATTCGGCCTGACGGGCAATAGATTGCATACGTGTCTGCTCAGCTTCACGTATGTTTGCATTAGCCTGAGCTAGCTCTTTTGTTTGGGCCTCGTCAAACTTAGCAGCGGCTTTGCCAAATCGCTGCTCAATTATGGCTTGGCGGTTAATTGTTTTTTGCATGCTGGTTTCACCCTCTTCGCGCGCAGCGATAATCTGAAGCTCGATATCATGCAGTTCTTTTGCCGCGCCCTTATTGATTTTGTCATGCAACTCCAATTGTTGGATTTGTGCTAGATTACCACTGTAGAGCGTTTCTTTTATTTGATTAAGCTGCTGCTGGCGAAGCTTTTTCCCGTTTACAGCACTTTCAACGGACAGTTCGAATTCAGTACGTAGATTTTTCTGTTTTAGCCCGACCCGGTCGCTTTCGAGCTTTTCGGTTTCTTTGTCAATTTTCTTTGCTTCCTCAAGCGTTATTTTCTTGTAACGCAAGGCCTGCATGTTTTTATTTATCTCTTCATCGTAGTATGCTACAGTTATATCGGATTGCTCTTTAGTGCGATCGAGTTCCTGCATGCCTTTTTTTAGTTCAACCCCGTTGTTATAAGCCAGCTTCATATCGTTGGCAAGGTTTTTCATATCACCCTTTTGCAGATCATTGAAAAAAGCTAGGGCCGAGGCCTTGACACCGTTGAACACCTGGCCGGCCTTTTCTCCGATTGATCCTAAAGTAGAAAACCAGTAAGCAGCGCCGGCAATAATTCCAACCAAAGCCGCAATGGCGCCTCCAGTTGCGACTGATCCAGCTGTTACCGCTCCGAGTCCGCCGGCCGCCTCTGCTGTTCCTGTTCCTAATGCAGCCATACCAGTTTCGGCTTCAACGGCCGCGGGCGCAACCGTTTCTAAACCAGTTGCTGTTTTTTCGACGGCTGATGTCGCTTGAGCCGCTGACTGCTCCATTTTTCCAAAGCCCTGAATAACATTACGCCCGGGATTTCCTAAGAAATTAGAAATTGAGCTACTGGCTTTTGAAAACGCCGATGGGAGAAAACCGACAATTTTAGTAGCGGCCTGTGTCGCGGCTCCAAATTGCTGCATGCCTGGTATGCCACCGGTAAACTGTGACATAGCTGACATGATATCGTTGAAATAACCTCCAACATTGGGCCTCGTATCCCCTATTGCTTTTGATTGTTCCTTGATAGTTTGATTAACTGAAGCTAGCGCATCTCGCAGTTTAATGGTTGATGCAGCTGTAGCCCCGTCCGTTTGCGATAGCTTAATTAGTTCGGCTGTTAGCGTTGCGGATAAGGCTCGATTTTGCTGAAGACTATTGGCCTGTGAATTAAGAGCGCGTACAGCATTATCAAGCTCTTTATTACTGTTACGTATTTCTTGCTTTGTTATCCTTACCTGAGACGCTATTTCAATGTATGCCTGGGTATTACGTTTGCCCTGTAATTCGAGCAGTTTTTGTTTGGTCAGTTGCTCTTCGAGGGTTTGGTTTAACTCTAGCAAATCCCCTTTAACCGTTGATAACTTTGATTCAGCGGTGAAAAGGATATTTTTTTGAAAATCTTCAGCCATTGCAGCGGATTATTGATGTTTTTAACTATATTTATATCAACAATCACCTCAATAAAAAAAAGCGGCTGCGTCTGGAAAACAAGCCGTTTTTTTATGCGCATTAAATCTTGCCCAACTGCAATAACGAATTCTTAAAGTTCCGATAAAACTGCAGCTTCGGTTTAAATTCAAGTTCCTTTTCACCCTCGAACCGTTTGCGTTTTACGTCGAAAACATCGTGTAAAACATTAAAGTTAGTCTCAATTGCTTCAAAGGTTTGGTTAGGGTGTAAATTAAGTTGACTCGGATGCACCAGCTCGTTAAGCGCGATAAAATTGTCTGCTAGAGAACTTAATATATCCCTCAATTTAAATTCCTCATCGTGCTCCAAGTAGAACTTGGCGTTTTCGGTCACCTTATCGAGATATGACGGTGAAGCAATCAAGCCGTTATCAACAATCTCAAAAGCATCCGGAACACTGTATTTTTGATAAGCTTCGTAAATATTATTCCCGTCGAACAGGTCCTTGTATGCCATAACAGCGTTTTCAAATGGTTGGAATGGCGGGACCTGATCATCTACCATCTTAAAGCCCTTTGACGGTGTTACCCCCAAATTACGGTGGTTTTCACCAAAATTATTTTCGTACCAGTAGTCTTTTAAGTGCTGGACGAAAGCGTCCAGATCAATAAATATTAATTGAAAGGACTGTGTATCCAGTTCCGGCACATTAGGAACTAGCTTATTGTATTCCTCGTAGATTGCCTCCATAAATGGCAGGGTGTTCTCAATTGCCTTTGTTTGCTGATCTATGTACGGCTGGTCAGTGAATAATAGCTCTCTTTCGGGCTTTATTACTTTTAACTTTTTCATGATTATTTATTCTTTTGAAGTGTAACATTTAAGGCTGCAGCGGCAATACTACCTTTTGCCGGCGTAACATTTTTGCGGCCCTGTTTAGATAATTGGTCCTTTGAAGTTATCGGCGCCTTCATTGGAATTTTTGTGCCGTTTTTAGTGACAACGGCTTTCGGCATACCGTTACCGTTTACGCGCCCGGCCGACGCCGCTGATTTAACCTTGTCTGTTTTCGCCAGGAAGGCGTTAATTCGACCGAGCACTAAATCTAAGCTCTTCAGCCTCTGATCATTTTGTTGTTGGGTTTTCATTATTTATTGATTTGATTTTTAAATACTAACTAATTCACCCCGGCCATTGTCCGGAATAATAAAAATTGTGTGATTAAATTTTTCGAGCATTTCCATTGAATAAGTTTTACCGTTGTCGCCGCGGCATGTTTCCCGGTTAGCTGACTGGATAAAAACTATCGGCGGCTTAATAAAGGCTTCTTCAATCGTCATTTCACCGCTAGTCACCGCCTTTAAAAGGCGTATTTTTTCTGCTTTATTCATACACCCATTACTCTGTTATACATTTCAGGTTCCTCTAGTCTCATCCGATCGATCACTTCTTTTTCTGACCGCGCCAATGGAGGAACCAGCTTACCATTGTGGTCAAATAGCCTGACAAATATGTCCAACTCACCAGCTTCGCTCACAAACTTATCACCCTCTTCAACTGTGCGGCCGGTCTCTTTATCTTCAAATACACCCGGCGAAATTTCGTCCCAAATGATAAGTTTTAGGCACAATCCCCTGGTCAACTCCTTTTTAATTTCATCAATATTTGTTTGTCCCTTAGCCAGCCTGGCTAAAAGTTCAGCCTTCCGTTTTTTATCCATTATCCTCTTTATTTTCTAGCCGTTCAATTATTTTATCAAGGTCCGTTTCGCTCATTTTATTAAAGTCGATATCTAAGGTTGATTTGTCGACCAATCCTTCGATACGAGACACGATATTGGCATTAAAGGTTCCGATGATAGCTCCTTCAATTTTATGTCGGCTGATCACTTCGCGTATGTGCGTAATGACTGGTAAAAAATCTTCGTCATTATTATCAAGCCGTTTTTCAAAATTGGAGAGGTATTTTTTTGTCACCCCTAAAAATTGTGTTAACCCCTCGATTGTCAGCGGCCGTTCAGTCGGTATTTTAACGATTTCGCCAGCATGTTCCCCACTTTTAATGGCTTCATTCTTATGCCATGGGTTTTTTGAATTCCAGTCGAAATATTCATAGGCAGCGGCCAGCAAAGTATTTGCGTTCGTAAATATGGCATCGCGGCCGTGTTTGGAGCGTTTTTTCCAGTACTGGTTATTTTTGGTAGCGGGCATAGCCTTCAAGATTTTTGATTTTAATAAATACCCGGCCTTCGGTTAATTCGAACCGCTCGAACAATTCACGTTGTTTCAGCTGAATTAAAATATTCAAAGTAAACGCTATATCCCGGCCTAAGCTGGCTGCTATGATCGCTACAGTTGATTTAATGGTTAGTTCAGCGCCGCGCCTAGCCGCCTGCTTGTATAAGAAAACATATACTCCGTAAACCGAGCGTTCCAGCTTGCGCCCGCGGAGAAATAGCGGCAAATTTTTCAGATGTTCGCTATACTTATTGTGATCAATGGTTTGGTACATGGCTTACTTATGTTATTTGAAAAAATTTAGTTTAACTGATATATCATCGTTATTAATCGAAAGACTATCGATAACGTTATCTTGCTTCATTTGGCTTAATGAAGCATGTAATTGGTTTTTATTGATATTGAAGGTATCCGCAAAGACACCTGGTTTTATAAGTATACTTCCAAAATCACCTTGCTGAATATCTTCATGCTCGACATTCGATACCATATGTCGAAAAACTTTATAAAGGGGATTACCGTCACCCTTCTTAATTGCATATTTTGCTTTAAATTTTTCACACTGGAAATCCTTAAATTCTAAAATATTATTACCAGTGAGCGCGCGCGGCGCGGTAGCGCCCTCTCTCCCTTTTTTATTTTTATAAGTTTTTTTAGTTTTTAAGTTTAAGAGGTTTTTATCTGTATCACCTGCCATATTATTTACCCTATCGTTCAATCTATCATCTACACTATCAAAATTTGATATAGTAGATGATAGATGACTGTCTATATTATCTGGTTCTTCACCTTCTTGAGTGTCATCTACTATATCAAATTTTGATAGTGTAATTACCTTCGCCTTATAGCCGTTGATAGATTTTTTTACCACTTTTACAAAACCCCAGGACACTAGATCATTAAAGATTTTTTTATAAGTGTTATACGATTGGATAGTCGCTAAACTCATAATATGTTGCGTCGGCGCCGGGAAGCTTTCTTTCCAATTAAACCTGTTATTTTCGTGGATTAACGTGAATATGAGTGCAGTATGCGTTGGTAAAACTGTGATGTTTGGGTCTGGATTTTCAATCTGAGCCCATATAAAATTGAACCATTGATGCTCAAATAAATACCCGTTAGCTTCTTTCTTTGCCATTAGTTACAGTTTTAACCCTTTCTTTTTAGATAATCGTCAATCTCTATCCACTTATATCGCACTTGGCGGCCGCCTAACTTAAATGATTTCAGTTCGCCGGTTTTTGTGAGTGTATCAAGTTTGGAAAGTGAGATTTTGAGATATGCAGCGACCTCGTGCCTAGTCCCCGCGGGATGAGGGCGCGACTGATCACTGGCGGACCATGGCAAGCGGCTCAGTGCCAGCCTGACGCCTTCATCTATAAGGGATATAATTTCTTCACGTGTTACGGTATACAGCTTTTCCATTTATATCTCAATGTTCATTTAATGACTATTCATAGTCAAATTTTTTTTGATATGCCCCAAAATGCTCTCCCTGGTCTTAATGGTGAACTCCAACGCTTTTAGCACTGCTAAGTGATGTATACTATTGGGGCGCCTGAGGGCTTGGCGTACATTGCAAGTAGTTAAGTTTAGAATTTCCGCGGCTTGTATAATATCGCCCCTTCGCTTTTGTTTTTTAATTTCGTCCAACTCCATATCTAAAAAGCATACATTAGTGTCACGTTAATTATTACAATTACAAATATACCAGTATATTCGTAATGTGCAAATTATGATATAAAAAATGAAACTTAAAGTTCCAAAGTCAGATCAAAGTAAAAGGCTTAAACTATATAGAAGGTATAAAAAACTTAGTCAAGACGCCCTGGGCGTGATCGTAAAGAAAAAACAGGTGACGATCGGCCGGTACGAGCGCGGCGAACTTTTCATACCTGAATACGTGATAAAATCACTTCATGACGAGCTGGGTATGTCGTATACTTGGTTTTATGAAGGCACTGGGCCAATGGATAATGAAAAAGTTTCATCAGTCAGCCCTGCTGTTGATAGCGCCACTCTTGAAACAAAGATTCTGCAATTAGAATTGAGGGTTAAAAAACTCGAAACCTTTGTCCAAAAACTCGAAAAATCAAATGTTAATCATTAATCTAGGCAGATGGACTTACAAGAATTTATTAACCAATTGAATTTAGAAAAATGCCCCGCACATAATCAGGGCCCAAAGCTGATTATAAGAGAAGATAACCAGGTTGAGGGATCTTTTTGCTGTGATGATTTCAGTCACTATTGCGTTGGTAAAATTCAACAATTTATTGCCGATGACGCGGCGAACAACATTGCAAGTCTATTTGATGGATTTGATTAATCAGGTCTAAAAGCGTAAAAATAGTTCATTTTACGTTCAAATTATAAGCAAAAACCCGCTCCATTTGACAGGAAGCGGGTTTTCTGTGATCCCGCTGGGATTCGAACCCAGGACCCCAACATTAAAAGTGTTATGCTCTACCGGCTGAGCTACGGAATCGTACTTTAAACGCTTCCGTTTAAAGTGGTGCAAATATAGGA